CAAACAGAGGATGGCTTGCAGAACCACCAGCAGCCGAAGCAATTAGGGTAGAACCATCACCACCAAGGAAGGAAGTGTTGAATGCACGGTTGTACACGTTAGCAGCAATCAGTTCCTTAGTCTGACGCATAGAGAAGGCAAGACCTTGAGCCTTACGCTGACCTACGACATCATACTGGTCATCTTCCATGATTTCACGGGTGATAACGAAACCAAGAGCATACACTACGTGGCTATAACGAGTGATGAATGCTTGACGTTCAGTGTCATAACTGATAGCAGAGCCTTCAGGCTTTGCAATTGCTAGACCAAACGACGTAACACCAACGTCCTCTTCAAACGCACGGGTAGACTTGAAAGTGTCGAACAGCTTAGTGTATTCGACTGGGTATTCAGCATATGCCTTGCCATACCAAGCATTTACGCCGGGCCATAGGCTTTTGGCAAAACTGGAACTATTGATAATACCTGACATTATTTATTCTCCTTTAAACGCCAGCCAAGCCAGCAGCATTGAACGCATGCGTATTGATGCGAACGAGCAGCTCTGCAGGACGTGAAGTTGAAGTTTCGTCGTTGTCAGGTGAGGCAGTCACACCCATAATTTGCAGAGGAAGGGTTGCTGTAGTGGTAACAGTAGAACTGTCTACGCTCATACCAGAAGCATATGGTTGAGCAGTTGAAGCCGTGCCTAGATTAATTGCCACGTTTAGTCCAACAACACCGGCAGCAATAACACCACCCGTGCCGTCTTGAGGAGCAGCAAATAGGAGGTCGGGCGAGTCAGCTACAAGCACAACCCGACGGGTAGAAGCAGCACGATAGTTACCAGTGTTCAGATTTGAGAAATCAACCTCAAAGCCTACAATAGCCCCTACAATGGGAACTGCTGTGCCAGAGCCAATACGTTCAACGGCAGGGTATACACCAAAGCCAGTTTGAGCGTCAACAAGAGCAACGTTGTCAGAAAGCTGAACTAGGTCGCCGACGTTAGTCGCGGCCGTGTCAGAAGCGGAAATCATGTAACGGTTGACCTGCCCATTATAGGCAGAACCGTTCATGTGTTTTACAGGACGAAAGCCTGCGGGTACACTAGCCATTTAGTATTCTCCATGTTATTCCCTATTCACTCGAACTGAGCCGGTGAAGCCAGGAACATTTTTAATAGCTTCTTCAGACTGTGTGACTCGGGCTTGCTTTGCGGCTTGATCTTCATCATACCACTCTTGCTTTTGTCGCATGACAAATGCCTTAGTTCCACCGCCCACAGAAACCTGTGCTTTAGTGCCTTCAGGAGAAACAGAGCTAATACGCTTGTCCCCCACTTGCACTGCGGATGCATCAACAATTTCGTAACCAGCGTCAATCAGTTGCTGTACACGGTCACCCTGGTCATTAACAATTCGGTAATGAAAGCCGGGCTCTTTGCCCTTAACAGAGAGAACACTGCGTTCAGTAACTGGAACACGTTGGGTACGGGTAGCTCTTGCGCCACGGGCAGGGGTAGTCATATTAAATTCCCTTCACTTTCTGCAATTCAGCGATGTATTCTTTTTCAGACATCACACCACTACGGACGAACTTTCGCATAATATCACGCTCATCGGGAGTTAGTTGGAAGCTATCAGACTTCGTTCCACCTCGACCAGCAGGTTCCACTGCCATAGGACGTGACGACTTAGGATTGGTAAACTTATGTGCAAACTCCTTCTTCACTTCCTTTTCCACCATTGTAAGAACAGTGGCAGGAGGATAGGAAGAAGCAAGCTCTGCACCTAGGCGGTCGGCATAAGCACGCATAGCCTTGTCAGATTCATACCACTTATTTTGATTAACCCAATTAACAAACTCCTGCGGAGGTTGTACAGATGGTGAGTCAGTTGGTACGCTCTTTAGTTCTGCATCAAACTCAGCCTTCTCAGCCTTTACTTCTTCAATCTTTTCTTCAAGAGCAAAGAAACGGTCATGCTCACCATCAGCCAGCGCCTGCTTACGAGCAGAATCTAGACTAGCTAGGGCACGCTTATATTCCGTTTCCTTTACCTTGCTGTGATGATCCTTCAGGGCTTCAAGGGCCTGTCGGACCTGTTTAAGTTCCTTAGATTGGTGTTCAATCTTAGAGAACAGCTCGCCTCGGCGAACAAACTCAGCAGCATCAATAAAGCTCTCTGGATCACCATTAAACTCTTCCTTTGGACGCCAGCCCTGGTCTAGAGCCTTTTGTTCCATCGGTGAGAGTTGCTTAGTTGTCTCACTAGTGGAAGTTTCTACAACTTCAGTGTTTAGTTCTTCAGACATTTGATTCCTCTAAAACTGCTACAACGTCCATGTCGTTCAAAATACCAATAGACTCTTTTGTAACGGGGTCTTCTACAAATTTAGGTGCAAACTTGGCAAATAGGATTGTATCTCCTACCTTACACCAAGGTGCCTCGTCCGGCCAACAAGTAGGACCAACGGCGAGAACAATACCTTTGTCCACCGACGCGTCTTCTCGCTTTTCATTAGGACGTACAACTTCTAGGCCCATTCGCTTGGCACTAGCATACACGTCATCTACTTGCTCCAGAGTAAAAGGCTTAATTACAAGCCTGTGACCACAGGGGGTTACATTAATCATCTACTGCTACCTCTTCTACATCTATGTTGAGGATGTCATTAATGGCGGCAATGTAGCCACAATTAAATCTGTCTTTTAGGGGATCTTCACCCGCATTATCCTGTAGGGTGTCAAGAAGGATTTTCTTCCTTTCTTGAAAACCTGACATTACCGCTTTGGTGAACTTGAGTTCTTGCCACTCGATGAGGCTGTCTTTTGCGCTAATTTAGCTTTCTCCTCTTGGTGAGACATTGCTTGGCTATGCTTCTGATTGTTCTGAATCAGTTGCTGGTTTACTTTGAGCTGCTCAGCAGCACTAAAGATTTTTTGCATGTGTAGCTTGGTAGCAGCATCAATGGTTGCAACGTTTGCTTTATGTTGCATCTCCAAATTGTGCTCCTGTGCCTTCATGGCTAGCTGCACTTGTGCGCTTCTCTCTTCCAGTTGTGCTTTATGTTGTGCCATTTCGGATTGCATTGCAGCCTTTTGCTGCTCTAGCTGACCCTTCATTTGCATTTCCTGAAGCTTTGGATCGGGAGGAGGTTGCATTTGACCAGTTTGTTGAATTTGCTGATTAAGTAGATGCTCCCAATCTGGTTGTTCCTGAGCCTCTAGGACTCTCTTGACAACCGCTACAGGATCAAGGATACCTGTAGGTAGGAGTTCTAGCAAACCTTGCGCCTTCATCAGTTTCTCTGTAGAAGTGGCAGTGTTTGGATCAGCAGCAGGACAAACATCGTAAGTTTCTTCATCGAAGTCATTAGGTCCAATATTGTCATCCAGCACTGCTGCATACTTATTAGGGTCCATATAGACACGATTTAGACAATAGATTTTGTAGTATTCTTCTTTCAGGGAACGGTATACTCGCTTATACACCGCTGTAAATACCTTCATTCCCTGCTCAATAGTAGCCATTGTTGTAGTTGCAGGGGTGTTTTGCCCAGGCATCTTACCAACGAAAATCTCTGCTACTGAGGCAAGCTCTTTGCCCGAAGAAATCAAGCTACCCATAAGCTGGAATAAAACGTTGCTTGGTTCTTTTACCGGGAGAGGAACGATTTGCTTACGTAAATCGTCAGCGGTGCTATTAACCGGCTTCCATTCGCCCGGTTGCCAGCGAGATTCACCCATCTTCATCTTCAAACCCTTACCCAAGAAGCCACCTTGCAGGTTGCTTAGTGTACCAGCATCCAAGAGCTGGTTGATAAGAGTATTTACAGACTCATTTAGTGGTGCTAGAAGCAGGCCAAAGCCTACGTCGTAGAAGCCACCATCAGGATTGGGAATAAAACCGAACTTGGTGTAGTATTGAATAGGATCAATACACTGTAAGTTGCCTTCGTCATCAATGTGGATAGTGTCTTCATCAAATCTTGCGCAAATTCGTAAAATTTCACCACTTTGTCTTTCAAAGGTGACAACATAGGGCTCTGAATACCCATCGTCGTCTAGGTCTAGGTAGGTATGTTGCTCAATAATCTGATACGGAGTCGTATCATCTTGCTTTGTAGCAACAACCAGATGGTTGGGATCAGGAACAGGATCACCAAGCTCTACATCACGGTAGAATTTGGTCATCATCTTAGCCTTAACCTTGCGCTTCGTCATGGAAGGCAGGATTTCGCTAATGCGCTCTGCATCATCTAGGCTTTTAGCCCAATAATTGACAACTAGGTTCTTAGGAAGAACTAGTTCAGAGACATTCTGCTTAGTTACATTGTTGTAATAGGTCTTCTTGAAGGCTGTTCCCACAATGGGAAGCATCATCAGGAGCTTGTCCATGTCCTCTTCCCAACCCTGCATTTCATTCAGCACTTGGTAGGACATATACTTGCTTACACGCTTAGCACGTTCTAGCTTCTGACCATCCTTGTCCTTGCCAATCACTGAAACTTTTACCAAGTCACCAGTGGAGGGAATCAAGGAGGGATAAGCTCTAGCATTAAACTGCATAGCTGCTGTAGAAAGCAGAGGATATTTTACGTTAGCTGCCTTGGGCCAAGGCCAACTCTTTTCTTCAGAGGTTTGTAGAGCAAGCTTAGTCCACTCATCGACGTTCTTTTCCCATTCCTCACGGGTAGTGAGGTCATATTCAAAGCCGTCTTTGACCTGTGAGGAGATTTCATTAAGAGTGTCCTCATCCAAGTCAAGAGCAATGTTCTTACTTTCAATTAAACTCCGAAGAGAAACTTCATCAGTAGCCGGTGCTTGCGCAGCGTCCGAGTTCTCCAATGTTGCGTTCATATTCATCGGCGTAGGCGTCATCATCTTCCTCTTCTTTGGTTGGTGCTTCTACCATTGTGTCGAGAAGCATCCCGAGGTAGGCCATACAATCTACTTGGTCATCATGCTTAGATCGTGGAAACGTACACATTTCATCTTCAAGCGTTTGATACCATTCCCCAGCTTTGTTAAAGCGTACACCACCGGCACGTAAGCGAGCTTGGATAGAGCGAGCACGAGAAATCTTGTCCTTGCCTCCATGCTTAAGCTTAACGAGGTTTGGGAAGATGCCAGTGGCAATCATCTCTTCTCGTAGGAAAGGGCCAATTGCTTTTGTTACCTGCATTTCTTCAATACCAAAACATTCAGGCTTGTATAAATTCTCTAGCATTAAGATGGTGTCAACAATTTCTCTGCCATCTAACCGATCACGTACAACTTCCTTGATATGTACCATTCTACTTTCATCCATACCTGCTACAATGAAAACAGAGTAGTCGGCAGATTCTTCTTTAGAAATGGCTAAGTCGGCAGTGATGTAATAATGTAGGGAGAGTTTCTTTTCTTCTTCGCTTATTGCAACAAAATCTTTACGCTTGAAATAAGCGACTGACTCGTCAATAGGGATATTAAGATATTCCATAGAATAAACATCAGGAATACCTTGGTCGAAATATTCTTGTCTCTTTGACAGGAAGTATTCCTTATCGTATCTCGCGGGCCAAAGGATGTGTTGGAAGTCGTCTGTGTGGGCACGATATTTTACTGATAGCCAAGCTTCACGCTTGTTGGTGTAAATCTTCAGTGGTGTGACAATGGTTTCCTTCTTGTACACACGAGGCATCAGGCTCTCTAGGAGGCTGTCCGAGTGCAGGATGGTACCTACGTATCGGATGATGCCATTAACGCTCTTACAGGGCAGTAGAGCCCCATAGAACCACCTTCTAAACTTCTCTCTACGTTCCTTGTTCATGACAATTTCATCATTCTCAAGGTCGTCACAGACAATGAGGTCTGGACGCTTGTTGTTCCACTTCAAACCCCGTAGCTTCTGTTCAGCACCCTTGGCCTGAATACGAAACATGTGGTTGTCTTCTGTGGTGACGATGATGTCATCTTCAGTTTCTTTTGTGAATTCCTTTATCTTGAAGAGCTGCCTTATTTGGTCATTCTCTAAAAGAGTTTGTTTAATGTCGTTCAGAAACTGCGAAGCCTGCGAAACTGTATCGGAGACAATTAGTACATAACTACGTTCACGAAACAGCACACAGGCTAGGGTATAGGAGTAGGTCAGGGCTGTGCTCTTGGCATGATTTCGAGGAGCAGATATTGCCACCTGTTGATGCTTACTGCAAAATAGTTTCCACCATTCATAATGGCATTCAGGAGATTCGGATGCAGCATCGAAGTTCTTCTGGAGCATGCTCTGACTGAAGCCCTTAACTGTATCCGCTGTCAACATTACTTTGCTACTCCCTTGAGCTTTTCAAATGTGCGTAAACCACCGAAGGCTGCAAGCACTGTGATGATGTCTGTAGTGGAAGCAGGTACAACATGTAGCCACGCCGCAAGGAGAGGAAGCACCTGCCAGTTGAAAAACAAGCTGGTTAGGCAAAGCCAACCAATTAAAGGACGCCATCCACCATGAAACATACTATTTTCCTTGCAAAGCTTTTAAATACAAACTCCGTAGTATGGCTTGTTCTGTCGCATTGGTTGCATCCATATGCTGTGAGCCAGGAACCAACGTTGCATTTTCCCAATCCTGTTGGGGTTTTACATCAATGTAATTACCGACACCAAAAGCCTTTTGTTCCTGAATATCATCTCTGTAGCTAGAGCCAGTAGTATGAAAATCATTAGCTCTATCTAGCTTATACATAGCATCCGAGAACTGCCCTTGATTTGGAGTTCGATCATTATACTTCCACTGAATAGCAGATTTCCCCATCCTATCATATAAGGCATGAGAAAGCTCATGCGCCATAACTTGTGCGTTATTTCCTGTCCAACGACTTAGAGAAATATGATCGGTTCCAGGATGATATTCACCCATTGGCTGGGTGTACTTGGAGGTACCAAATGTAGGAAGTTTTCCTGTCAGAGATAAGAGCTGTAGAATCTCATTAATAATTGGAGACTGCTTATTTTTTATTGCGGGAAGAATATCCTCTTCCTTAATATCCCAGTAAGGAAAGCTAGCCATTTAATATCCTTTCTTACTTTTCTGACTCTTCAAACTCCCATTCGGGGTTCTGCTGAAGGAGCGATTCTGCTTCTGCGTCACTGTCCGCAAATTCGTCATCGAGTTCGTCCCACCCTTGCTCAGAGGCTTCTTGTGGTCGATGTCCTTCCCGTCCCCCTTCGTAGCCTTCCCCGCTGCCACCATTGTGGCTCTCGCTGAGTTGCGTTCGGCTCTGGCTTTCTTCTGCTCGGGGCGGCTGTTGTACAGCTCGTTCTCCCTCTTGTAATCGCGCTTCCCGTTTTTCATGTAGGGCATCTGGTATCACCTCAATAGTTCTACTGGTGTTAAACGCAGCAAATTGCAAAGCTAGGTCTGCAAGCTGGTCTTTAATTGTTGACGTGTTGGTCAAATGTTTTTCTTCTTGTGCCAGCTTTTCAACAGCAATTTGACGTTGCATCAAATCGTTCGCAGCACCACGGGCTTCCTTGAGAGACACAGGCTTGCGAGAAATTTCTCCCTTCTTCTGGTCATACACAAAGTCACCTTTGTCAAGGCGGTCTTCAATGGTGTCCAATGCCTTGTCAATAATTTTGTTCAGCTTGTCGTCGACGCGAGCTTTTCGAGAGTTGCGAATCTCCAGCTCCATCTCTTTCCACCAAGGCTGTGTTTTCCATATGCGAATTAGGCCATAGCTCACACCAGTGAGGTCGGCTACGAGACGCATGTTGCCTAGAGCAAGCTGCTTAGTAATCACCTCAATGCGCTTCTCTACAGGAAATTTACAATTTTTTTCGTGGGTGTACTTGACTCGATGCAAGTTAAGAGATTTGTTGTCCAAAGAATATTTTTCCTTCATAGCATCTCCGCTAAAAATTAAAAGGGCTGAAACACAAAATTACAGCCTACCCTATCATTATACCATATTTTTACTCGCTTGTCAACTTTGTATACAATTTAGCCTTATTTATAAGAGCCGGCTTGTTCGCCGGCTCTAAAGGGGGTGGGGAGCTGTGCCCTCAGGTGCAGCGAGCCACATAGCAGAGACACCCCTGGAACAGGGGGGTTGACAAATTTTACAAAAGCGATATAATAATACATATATATATAAATATATATATAAAGAAGCTTATCTTAAGGATAAGCTTCTTATAAGAGCTTTCTTTAAGAAAGCTCTTTTATAGAAGAAGCTTTCTTTTTATTAGAAAGCTTCTTCTTTATAAGCTCCTTAGAAATCGCATTGTAAAAGCTTCTGTAGTGGGGAGCGAAGCGACCCACATGCCAATAGCCCTAGAAGCTCTTTAAAGGGGCCTAGAAGGCCCTTAAACATCCTCGGTGGTACACAGGTAGCCAAGAGGCCCTACAGGGGCCTTTTAGAGCCTTTAAACCCTTCTCCCCCCTGAA